AAGATTTGCTTTATCAAGCGTTTTATATGTATCTCTTACTAAATCACCTGCCACTACAAAAAACAATCCTGCTTTTACTCTATCTATATCAGGATAGTGTGCGAATACAGACAACGCCATGAGTTCAAGCTGTCCCTTATCTGCGTATTTTGCAGACTTCCCTGTTTTGTAATCTACAACCCACGCTACACTACCCACTACATCTATTATAAGGAGGTCGGCTATACCCCGAAACCATACACGTTTATCGTAGAAGCCGCACGGTTCTAGATCAGCGGTTATACCTAGTTTCTTCTCGCATAGCTTTACCCCTCGTTTGTCGTTCAGGGTATCTAACGCATTCTTTACATACAAAAATCTTTCAGGTAGCGGTTCTTCATCGCCAATATAGTTTTCACAAGCTTTGTGAAACTCGTTACCGTATAAGATAGCATCTGTCTGTACGAATGGATATTCTTTCAAAACCTTTTCATGGTAAAACTGTTTCGGGCATGTATCAAATGCCTTTAGTTTACTGAAAGACCACGGGGCTGCTCTAGTCACTCACATTCTCCGTATGATTTACCAATGCCGCTTTCACAATCTATAGGAAGATCACGCGCCCATTCGGGTGCTGTTCTCATACACGTCTCTATGTATTCCTGCGCGGCCTCGGCTTCATTTTCTTTTACACAGCACACAATCGAGTCATGTACTGTTAACACAACTTTATACTTTTTTGCTATGTTTAGCAACTGTTCACCAATTATACACCGTGCAATAGCTTGGCATACATTCTCTATGACCTTACCACCGTATATCTTGTTTCGGCCTCGACGAACCTTGTACGTAAGTTCATCCCTACCTGTGTCTTCGTTACGAGTATATTTCAAGTCTTCGTAAAAAATGTTTAAACCTGACGGTAGTTTTATAGCGTTACCCTGACCAATAACTTGTAACACACCCTCCTTACCAAGACGCACAGTAGAGTTGTAACACATCTGCTCCAAAGCAAAGTTTGCATTATCCCACAGCTTTTGTATCTGGAAGTTCACGTTACGGTATATGTTTATGATACGCCTAGCCTCAGTCTCGGTGGCTTCAGTGCCAAAATTTTTTAACTGATCTCTAAACTTTATATGCCCCATGCCATAACCTGCGCCAAGAACCGTAGTTTTACCTACGAAGCGTTGTTCTTTAACTACATCTTTCTCTTGTACATCGTATATGCGAGAAGCCATTTTTACGTATACATCTTCGCCGTTAGCAAACTGGCTAACTAAGTCTGTCTGCTCGGCAAGCCATGCTAATACACGAGCTTCGATCTGCGCACTATCTGCATCTATCAATACGTGTCCCTCTGGGGCTATGATACTGCTCTTTAATTTCTTGGCGTTTGGACCTCGGCTTGGTAAGTTTTGCAAGTTGATCTTGTCCTGCCCACCCCATCTACCAGTATGCGCGGCATAATACCTAATCGGCACGGGTAGTAATCCTCGCTTGGCTATGGATATAAATCTCTCTGTTCTTGTCTCCTCTAGAGTACTCTTCGTACCCATACGTGCATTAACAAGTGTCTGTACTCTATCATCCGGGTGTTCTGCTAGTGCTTTGAAATCTTCATCGCTCTTCGCAAACGCAAAAGTTTCTTTCCCAGTTGTAGGACTTATTTTCATGGGTGGGGTCACATCTAGACCTTCCAACAACCCTGCAAACTTCTGGTTCGACATCAAATCTTTTTTATCTGTAATGTTTGCGTCACGCATTAATTTGTCTTTACGGTCACGGACTTCCTCTAAATGCTGTTCTAATAAAAACAGATCTAGATCTAGCGTAGGTTCTATAAACATCCGTAGAGTACGATCTATCAACCGCAATTCTTGTCGTGGGAACTGGCCTCGCATCATTAGTTTAAAAATTCTGTACGTAAGGTCCACGTCATTACGAGCATACCTTGCATAATCAGCAATTTCTGTATCTGTAAAATCAGTTAGCCGCTTGGCTAACGCTCGCACAACTTCATCCCCTTTGACCCCTACACCGTACCGTTCGGCTACAGCTTTCAAGCCAACGCTTTTCTCAACTCCATGCAAGGCGCGAGCCATGCACATAGTATCTAGCCAAAATTTAGGGTTAACTCCGTACCGCCAATTTAATATTGCACCATCAAAGGCGGTGTTGTGACAGAGTATTGCGTACTCAGACAAGTCTATATGCGAGAGGAAACTCTTGACTCTTTCTTGCCCTTGTACCCATTTGGTAGGTTTGTCTTCTTTTTTTACTGCTAGACCTATTACCTCAAACCTGTCGTCCCGAATATACTCTTCAGTCGTCATCTTTGATAGGCTGTAATCCCTGTCGTAGTACGTCTCGAAATCCAACGTCACTATCTTCATCGCTGCTCTCCCACGGTGCTTCTGGCAGTGTTATATTGTTAGGTAGGTAACGGGCGTTAACAACGCCCAAACCCATCTTTGCATTCTTAGGTATTTTAAGGGGCTTCTTAGCCATCTTCGCCATCGTTTATCTCACCTGCCAGTGCCGCATACCCACATATATCTACGAATGTATCTCTAGACTTACGCCCATCCCCGTGAGTTCTAGCGATCTTCATAAGTGTCATCATCATAGCAACATCACGATCAGTAATAAAGTCTACTAATCCCAAATGACCATTCCAGTATTTGGCGATCAAAGCAAAGTTATCTTTAGCTTCACCATATTGTTTGTGCCTATCCCCATCTATGAGATTACCTGCTTCTGTCAGTACGTCCTGTCGGGAATAAGGAGGTATCTTATCTAACCATTCATCGTCAACGTCTTTGAATAACTCCTCGATTTCAAATTCTTCCTCTTGAACACGTTGGATGCCTCTAGCTATATTCAAGGGGGCATCTTCCTGTGCTTTTCCATTAGTTAGCCGACTGGCTAACCCTTCGGGGAGAGGCTTTATCGCGGCTAATACCTCTTTCGGCGTGCCTATTTTATTCATACATTTCTTGACGTGTGTGTATGACACTTGTGTCTCTCTCGCTACCTCTTCAGCATCGGCTGTTGGATTTTGAAGTAGATACTTCCAGACTATTTCTTCTTTCTTACCCATAGGTGTTCTCCTGTTTGTATATATGGAGGGAGCGACTTTATGAGTCACTCCCTTGTTTTTCTAAGCTTATTCACACTCAACTGAGAATAGTTCGTCATCCAAAGCCCACAGCACATAAGAAGCCCTGTCTTGGGTTCCCTTACGTTCTATCTTAGCTTCCCAGATATCCCCTGCATTGTGCATGCGTTGTAACGCTAATTGCACTTGATCAGTACTAATATCCAGTTTGTCAGATATCTCACCAACCCTGTGTGGATACTCGTTTTCTGGCTTTAAAAGTAATTCCTTGATACGCTCTTCTATAGATACTTCTATCTGTCTTTCAGATAATATCTCCTCTGGTGCGTCCACAGGTAATACTTTAGTCATGCCAACGTGGCACACAGTCCAAGGCACGTTCGAGTCAGGTCTGGCCTTTTCGTTAGGGGATATAAGAGCTTCTATTATGTCTCCTACTTTCAAGCCTAGTTCCCTAACTATCTTTGGATTAATAAAAACTTTTTCATGCTCCAAAGTTATGCCAAAGCCTTCGTCGTTTACACGTTCTAAGACTGTCTCTACCAGTATACGTTTATACACTGAGTTTGGAAAAAATTTAAGTATGTTAGTAGTACGAATATTATTATTCATTTTGGCTACTTAGCCTCCGAGTTTAATTTTTGAATTACAACCTCAACGAGATTGACGTTATCCTCATTGATAACATATGCTAGTCCTCCTTCTTTTGTTATGTCATCCAAATTTTTCTGCTGTAGCGGTGTTGGTTTATTTTTACCTGCCTTACATTCGATGCCAATAAACCTGCCTTTATAACAGGCCACAACATCAGGCACACCACTACGACCGAACCCACCCGTTACTGGGTAGAAATAGTACGCACCTGCTTCTTTCAGTATGCGTACCACTTTCTTTTTTACTTTCGCTTCAGGGGTCATAACTTTACTTTGTACCCCCGTCTGTCCCACAAATCGATGGCAAGATTTTTTACCCGAACTTTGTCTAACTTCTTGCGATAGTCTTTTA